AAAGGTGGAAGTGCCATTTAAATGAATCCAATAAGCTGACTTGTTAATCCGTTACCAAGAGCGTTTTCTGCAAGCAAATACCCGACGAGAACATACCCAAATTTCTCCATGCGGGTAATACGAACATCGTGATGGTCTAATCGTTCATCTGCACGCTGATCCCGATACGAAATTTCTTCGGGCGAACGATTAGCTCCACTCATTCTATCTTAATCTAGAAGAGGCTCGACACATTGTCAATACGAACAACGTCTTTTGCAGTGTTGTCGTACTGATCAGTCTGGTTCGAACCGAAGCCGAATGCCTGTCCACCACGCCAGTAGTATTCGTACTCGACCTTCGCACCATTCTTCCGAAGCGGCTCCTGAACCAGTGTTGGCTCAGGCTGCTCGTACATCTGGAAGAAATCCCCACCGTGGTCGGGGATTAGGTACATCGAGTCGTCTGGGAAGGAGATATCGAACTGGAGCGAATCAGTCGCATCGGGCGCGGTATTGAGTCCGATCTTGTCGGGGATTAGGACCGCATCGTTGACAAGAGAATTGCCAACGCCCTGAACATCCGAACCGAGATCGAGCCACTGACTCGACTGACGAACACCGCTGTTGTTGTCAATCTGGTTCCAGTTGGCACGGGTCTGGTGGTCCCAAAGAACCATGTCCCATGCATCGTCAACGTATTCACCGCTGGTCCTCGAATAAGCCTCCTGAACGACGATGTTTGCGGGAACACCGTTCAGGTCGGAACTGACATCGAGAGTCGAAGCGTCAATGACGTTGTTCGAATCGATATTGGCGTCAAGCCAACTGAATACGCCTTGCTGGACAGTATTACCCTCTTCGTCGGTAATCCCTTCAAGGAACTGGAGATCGGCCTGAATATCGAACATCTCCATGAGGGCGTCCTGCGCTCGACGGACCTTTTCTTCTGCGCCGTCGATGGCCAGATCCTCCGAGTCCAGCGTCATGCTGTGAGTCATACGTGGGATGCGAACATTGTCGCCAACGTAGCGAACAATGTCCACGTTCCCAAGAACCTCGCCAACCGAAGTGTCGGACGTTGGCATGTCGGACTTAGCATCGACATACACACCGTCTCCCTCTTCGACATAGCGAGTGCCGCGTTCCATTTCAGTCGTCGGAGCCAGTTCGCGGCGAATCCCACGACGGTCGCGGCCACTCCGACGAAGCATCAAATCTTCATCGGGTTCAAGTAGAGTCTGTGCTTTTTCAGTAAGGAAAGAAGTAGTTGCCATTATTTAAGTACCTCAGTTTTTGACCTCGGAATAGATTCGAACACGGACGGTCGTATCGAAGTCCGTAACCGAATCCCCATTCTGTTTTGCTGGTCGGCGGGCTTCACCAATAGCGATGAAATTGCCGTTCGACCGATTGTAGGTCGTAGTTGCAGCATCGTCGTTTTCATCGTTAGTATAGCCCTCTTCTACAAGTCGTCCCTTCGACGTAGGGGCATCTGCGTCGGTCTCATCAACGAAACCAACGACATCTTTGTGAGAAATACTCGGAGCGGTCGTAATACCGTCCGTAGTTTCTTCGATGGTTCGGACTTTGACAACTGCCGAACCTTCTCGTGGATGATATTTAACGCGGTCATCAACCTCGTAGCTATCATCTGCAATATCTCGATCATCGTATGCCGATAGGTACTCTGGGTCGTACAGCGCGAGTCCAGTATAGTCACCATCAGCAAACGACGTGAAACTAACACCGCTACCGTTGTCGCTGATCAATGTTCCAGCCGTGACTTTTTCATCAGCAATGCCACTTTCGGAACTCCGATCAGCCTCTTCAATGTAAAAATTAACTGCCATAGTTTAATGAGTTAAGGTCTGCTTTCTCTGTATTAAGCCGTATAACAGGTCTTATGCGTTGTGTCCACGACCGAAGGTACGACGCCCACTTAGGGTCGTTTCAGTGTCGTCTTCGTCCGTGGTTTCTTCGGCATCACTGCCAGCACCCTTCGTAGTCGTGTCAATACCGTCGAGAACTTCCTCACGACGGTCGATCTCCTCACGGATTTCATCGAGGTCAGCGTCTTCCCACTGATCTCGATCAGCGTTCAGTTCGACAAGTTCATCAAGTGCCTCATCGACCTCTTCGGCTCGATATCCATCAAGCTCTTCACGAACCTCACCCAGTTCGCTCTCAAGGTCGTCATGGCTGTGTAGAACCTCTTCGACAGTTTCGCACGGGCACTCGTCTGCGTCCACGTCAAAACCATGCTCATCAAGGTCTTCACGGATCTCATTCAGCGACTCAGTAGCCGCGTCATAAGACTCCCGTAGTTCCGCCACTCGGTCGAACTGTTCTTCAAGGCTATCCAGAGATAGGTCGTCAGTTTTAACGGTAATGTCGAAACCGCTATCGTCGTCGTTATCTGTCATAGTTTTAGTACACGGGTCACAATTTTCATCGGCGTCCCCGTCCCCACCAACATCCGCATCGTCTACAGTTTCAGAAATAATCTTTCCAGCCTGAACACCCTCGTCCAGACCGCACCCCTCGGCCTCGCTGCACCGACCACGCTTCACGCCAGCAATATGATTACCGTACATATCGACCTGAAAACCATCAACCTCGTCGTCCGTCAGATCTCCAGTGTCGCCGTCATACTCAGCAGCACGACGGTTGTAGAATCCAACAGACACGTCTTGATTCTGTTCAACGAACTCCTTCGCCTCAGAATCGTTCGTTGGAACGTAGAGGTCTTCTTTCAGTCGTTCCTCATCTGAATCATAGTGAGGACTTTTCCAGAAACCATGAATATCTTCAACACGTTTGACCATTCCCGTATCGGGGTGGCCAAGCGTGTAAGGAGCATTATCAAGCGACCACGCCATTTTACGTAGCTCCTCAGCGGGTTTCTTTAGCCATGTTACGGAGTCGTTTTCGATGTATGGTTGTTTGATCGGACGCGCTACAGTGGCGTCAGAAATCTTATAGAAAGTATCAGTCTCAAATGCCTCGGCGTGAGGAGGCTCATCGATCTCGACTACGGGGATCTCATTCCAGTCAAACGCAGCAGTGCCGTCATCGTCAACAGTGATCCCATCTATGTTGCACGAATCATACGACACAGTGCCAGCGTCTTGTGTGAATAGATACTCCTCGCTCATCTACTTTAAGCCGACTCTCAGGTTTTAATCACCACTTCTCGGCCCATTTGAAAAAAATGTCAACCAAACTACCATCGAATGCCGTCCTTATCTACGCCGAAATAAAATCCATTCTCTGGATCTCCGCTATCATGTGCTATGCCTGTCAAATGCCCGCTGTGTCTGTATTACTCATTAATTCTGAATCTGCGCGACTCTCTGAGCAATGGCCTCGACATCGGCCTCACTCAATGAATCTGTAGAAGGATTCTCAGATGCAGTAGTATTTCCGTAACTCTGACCTCCACCATTTTGCTGCTGCGTCGAACCCTTCATTTTCTCTTCACTTGTCTCACCGCCCTGTTGATGGACGTTGATCGATTCAAGGAACTGCACCTCTTCCTCACTGAAATCATCGTTCCACTCAATATCGGCCTCTGACCACTCTTCTCGGAGGACTGACCGCGCTTCTTGCGGCGTCATGACGAATGAGTTGATAGCCGCCGAAAGCGTCTGCATGGTCCGTGTAAGCGTTTCTGCTTGATCGAGGTCGGAGAGTTTGAACAGTGGCCCCCATTCAACCTCAAAGTCTGCTTCGTACTCCTCCGAGTCAGTCCGATCATCCATCATGCGGAAGTACCGCCGTGCAAACTCCTTCATATCGCCCACAATGCGATTCTGACGCATTCTTTGGACTTGGTTGAAGTAGTTCTTGATGTCCGTCTCGGAACCGCTCACAACGCCAGTCTGCGTCCCAAAGAGGACGCTCTTAGTCATTTCCATTGAGGCACAGACCTGATCGAATAGAACGTCGAAATACTCACGCGGCTGCAACTGTCCATCAGTTTGGAAATCTGCCATCTCGTAGCCGCTTGGCGTAATGATCTCGCTTTTGGCGTTCAAGTTCTGCAACTGCTCTTCGGCCTCTTCTTTATCATCCTCGTCTGCATCTTCTGGCAGTTCGATGTGGTAGAGTTTAGAGGCGTATCGGAAGAGCGTCTGCATGATAGACCAGTTGCCCTTCTTAATGCCTTTCATGATGTGATAGACGGTGATGAGACTGGAATCACCCTCAAACTCACCGAGGGTATCATCTTCCAAATCACCGTCAACTTCAGGGTTCCACGAGTAATGGAAACACCGATTCGCATGGATAAAGTCGAGTTTGTGGTGGCGACGGGCGTTATCTCGACCGACAAGATATCCCAGTGGCTCTTTGTACGTCCCAGATGTGGGTTCCATATCAACTACGATACCAGTACTACGGATGATATATCGATCTGGGTCGTATGGAATCTGCTCCGAGATGCGGCCTTTCGGTGGGCTGTTCCCACCGTAGTACTTAGACATATCATCAAGCGTGAACGTTTGTAGCTTCTTGATGGATTTGACGTTCACATCGTCGTCCAGTGGATCAGCATAGACGCCCTCAGAATCATCATTAAGCACCATGAACGTGACAGCAAAGCCATCACGTCGGGCCTTCTTCTGGGCTAACTGGTAGTTGCGTACAAAATCGTTGTCATAATAGACGTTTTCTACGTCACGGAGTTGCTTCGACTGCTTTCCGTCCATGTCTCGCTTAATCTCAAACCCATTTTTAAAAGCATCATCGATGGGTTTATCTACCAGTGTCTTGGCGAAAGAAGTCCGATAGACCCACCGAATGTCGTTGGTCGTCGGATCTCCCATGAGTTTCCGTGGATCAACCTCGTCAGACGAGTCACCACGCTTACTCCCAACTCCCGCCTTCTCGGAGGCGGTCTTTGTGGAATAGTTTTTAGTACTTGTACCGCCCGTCTCATAGCTCGTGCTGGCGTCTGTATTCTCGTGAACGCCTCCGTCAGTATCGAATGCCATTTATTAGTATCCTTTCCGCGAATTGGTCGAGATGGATTTGAGAGTCCGACGTGAACCAAACTTGTTTGCCGCAATCCACATGTATGTGAATGCGTGACAAGCATCGTCATTTCGATCAGACAACACCTTCAACTTCTTCTTCCCGTCTGACGTTTCGACACGATCAGTGTATGGAGCAGTCAACTGGTCTTTGAGCATCGTTCCATCACCATCTCGGTCGAACGAAAGATCAGCCGCTGGAATGTCAATATGTCCACCTTTAAAGTCGTCAATCATTCCTTCGATCATGTGTGTGCGGGCGACCGTACAAAATGCTGAATCGGTGGAGTTACTGTTGGAAAACTTAGGTTCGTCCTTGTCCTTAATATTGCCGTAGATAACCCCACACACCTGATCCCATCCATCGTCGTTCCAGATGTTGTTGCCTTCTTGCAGATCCTCACGCTGCTTTGCCCCATACCCTTCGTCTACGGCGACCACATCAGCCTCGTAGTCGCGGATCTTCTCTTCAACGAGATCAAGTTCGTCTTGCTTATTGAGGTCTGAATCGACCATCTCAACGTCACGGACAACGATGGTGTGGTCATCATCGTACTCGATCTGCTCGCCAACTACGATAACCGTGTCCGAAGCATCCTCACCAGAGCCACCACCCCAGTCTACACCTATTACAACCGTAGAGTCGTCAAACTCACGTTTGTTCATAAATCCTTTATCTGGAATTAGTCGTTCATCAACGTGTTTGTCAGATAGAAGGTCGTTCTCTGGAGTGTAGAACTTCCCAAGAACCTCGTTATTAAACTTCTTTTTCGTGTATTTCTGACGCTTAAATTCGATCTTCGCATCATCGTGCAGCGGTGAGGCGTACTGGTCAATGTGCCACCCAGTAATATTATATCCTTGAATGCTGTCACGAGCTTCGGTCATTTCTTGAATACAACCTTTAAGCTCGCTGTCACTCATTCCCTCTGGATTATCAAGTGACTCATCAGCAAGCATTTCCTCGTAGTCTTCTATGGTCGCTGTAAGCTCCTCACGCTGTTTTTCAAGTTCTACGGGGATGAACTCGTCTCCATCGCTGTGAGAGATCCACGCCTCTTCCTCGGCGTCCCACGACTTCTGATCGGACATCTCCCATAGGTCGTGGAAAAATGAGCTTGCCATCTTAGGCGTGCCAATGACGATGATCGTTGGGAAATAATCGACCTGCGGAACAGATTGATCGACCGCTTCAAGGAACGTCGAGAACATCCCCTCGTCAACGTCCTGAAACTCGTCAATAATACCGATCTGACCGTGCAGACCACGCAGACCATCACCATCTCCCCACGCAGATCGGGCCTTTACATCGGCCTCAACGTGGATTGTATCACCGTTGGATTTCTCCAGTTGACGTTCGAATTTTTGGTGAGAAACGTTATTCTTGCTGCGGATCGATGATAGACCACTCTGTTTGACGTGTTTCTTAAATCGGTCCATCACCTCACCGAACTGTTTACGGCGGGGTGCTGTCACGTCAACTTCGACCATCGGGTATTCGGAAACAGCCCACTCAGCCGCAGCAGTTGCGGTGGTGGTCTTTAGGCAGCCACGTGCATACAGCAGCACAACGACATCCCCCCAGTTTCTTGGAACGAGTGGACCGTCTTCATCGGCCATATAAGAAAGGAACGTATCTCCAGAATCGTTGTAGAAATCGTATCCACGTTCTGGGTCATTTGGATGTTGCCAGAAGTTCCTGATATACAGTCGAATATCATGTGGTAACTGCTGACGAAGCTCCTCTGGGATGTTCTTATGAATAGACATTTATTCGACCTCGATCTCCGCAGCCGCCTCATCTGATTCTACGTCTTTGGTAAACTGATCAGCAGAAAGTGTCTCAACTTCATTCTCCTCACCGTCTGAATCAGGCCCATCATCGCCCACAGATAGCGTGTAATCGTTTTTCTGGAACGTTAGGACACCACCATCATCATCGTCCTTAATCGACACACCACCGTTTTTGAGGTGTTCTTTGATATCTTTAGATACTCGGGAGATAGGTAGGTGGAGGTGGTGTTCCTGTTTCTCATATTTGACATCAGTAATTTTCCCCTCCATGTCAGCAGACTGTGCAATTGTCTCTTGGCTAACACCTTCTTCGAAAACCGTCTCGTGCATGTTCTGCTGCATCACAGACGCGAGAGAGGCGTACCACAATTCTTGGGCCTGAAACTTGAAGAGATTGTTAGTTGGGAAGGGCAGTTCAACATTTACCGAATCTTCTGCAATAAATTTAGATTCAGACATGTCAATAGCCCGCCCATCGTATTTAATCTCGAAATCGTGGCGAGACTGTTCAACAAGCCCATCGAACATCTCAATAGCAAACAGGAACTTTTCACCACTAATCTTCTGTGCAAAATTAACATAGTTACTTGCGAAGTAACCGTGCTTGAATAATTCGTGTGCTTGTTTCATAAGTGCGTCCATCGACTTGTGCATTCGGCAATAATCCGAACCATCATCTACAAACGTTGACTCGGGCATTTGGGTACAGTAACGAATCTCGCCGTACCGCCGCTCATAGTCTTTGATCGGAGTACCACAGCGTCCGTCCTGAACCTCTGTGCTGCCCGCGTTGAGTCTAAATTCTTTTTCCGTATCAGTACGACCCCACGCCTCACCATCTCGCCAAAACGTTTCCCACGACTCTGGGAAGTCATTATGTGGGTCTTCTGGAGGATCTTGATCTGTCATGAATGTAAAAACGGTGTGGTCGGGGTTTAGCGAGCAAACACAGTCCCAGTGCGTCAACTCGCTGAGTGGAAATCCGATAAGGGGACTCCCACTCTACATTGAGCCGCCTTACGAGTTTTATTAAAACTCGATGCGCGAATCGACTACCAGTTGGTAGTCGTAAGATTTCAGGTTTACTCCAGCCGATCAGCAACGAGTCCTCGGAGGGAGTCCAACTGGTCAGCAGCCCGCTTCTTGTCAAACCCAACATCCACTGCGAGATCGTAGAACTGTTTTTCCCGAAGGACGTTACGACCATCTTCACTTGCCACGTGAGCTACAACTCCCATTGCGACGTTTTCAGCACAGTGTGGGCCAAACGAGTTAATCGAAAGAACATCGAGAACCAGATGTTTGCATCGTCGTTTCTGGTGTTTGGTCATGTCAATGTTCGTGGCATAGGTCTCAGTCACTCGACGCTTCCAATCTTTACGGTTCTGCTGTTCACGACTCATTCGATTCTCGGAGTACGAATCGTAGTGGTCCTGACCGTGATGCCACCGCCACATCTTGATCAGCTCCTTCTTCCGAGATTCGCTTATAGAGAGGTTTTTGATGTCGTGAAGGTTAAACATCGTCTGCATCTCAGAACGCTCCTCATGGCTCTCGTGTCGCTGCTCATCGTACTTGTCGCCTCGCATGTCGTCTCGGCTACCGTCGTTCGGCTGTCGTGCTACGTTATGGGATTCTACTGCCATCGTTATTATTCACGTTTATACTTATGAGCCGCAGTTATAAAAGACTTACCATTTCACGACTGTATACTGTCCAGTCACTCATAGTGAGGATGCCTGATCCTCACAACTTACTTACCACTAAAATGCGGAGAACAAACCTATCGGTTCTACTACGCAGAGCAAGTCCTCTGCGGAGGGGGTGTCTCGGTCGTTGAGCTTTGCACCCACTCCCGACCGTTTTTAGAGGGTGTCTTTACCACCAACCCATTGATACCTACTACCCATTGACACTAACTACTATCTGGTAACTATGTCGCAACTGTTAAGTAACACCGTCCCCTATACTACAGTAAGGGTTGTTTAATGGGGGTTTGGACTAAGGGCTTATATGAGTCAGAAAGTTAGAATTGGTAATAGTTATTACCATGAGGGTCATGACAGTGAAGTAGTAACAACTCACCACGACGATTATAATAACGTCTGGTATCGCATTGTCATTTCACGGGACAATGCGGGTGTAATCTCGACTGGAGATGAGATCCATCAGCAACCGTACAGCGACTTTCTCGGGGCGGTCTCGATGCGGGATTACCCCGACGACTGGAACACCCTCCGAGAAGCGGTGCTGGAACGGGACGACTACGTAGCACAGTGCTGTGGGAAGGATGTCAACAAGAGTGCGCCGATCCACCACATTTGCCCACTCGGGTGTGGTGGGACTAACACCCTGAGAAACCTAATCACGTTGTGTGAGGAACACCACGGTAATATTCACGGAGGTGTCATTTAAATGGGACAAAAAGCGAGAGAAATCATGATGAAAGATGAACAAGAACAACATGGTGAATATGTTAAAATGGGTGAAGTATATCTTATCAGCGAAGAAACGGTAGAAAAGGCAACAGATTTTACTGTTCCACATGGTAGTATCAAAGTTGAGACATCTGATGGGAAATATAAAACTATCAGTTTGTGTGAAATCGACGTGGAGAACGATATTAACGATGATGGAACTGTTGAATATCCATTGAGTGGTGAGTGTGAACATTCCTCAAAGAAATACAGTGGATCGTTTACGGTTTCGTTCGATGATGAGAATGAGGCCAGTAAATTCCTCGATCATCTTTCTCAACCAGATCGATCTATTGGTTTTACTAACCGTAGAAAGGAAAGAAATACTTACCATCTTGAGGCTGTTGATGTCGATTCGTTGCCAGAACGACTATTGTTGCGAGATTTCGAACTACAGTTAAAACAACTCGTAGAAGCGCAACGAGGGTGAAGTGAATAACACAGCCTCGTGTCCTGAATGTGGCACTCAACTGACACACCGCCACTGCAAATACG